GATGCAATATCTGGCTGGAAGATTCAGATGAAATAATTCATGTTGTCGATAAATTCGATGATATTTTAGAAAAAATCGTGGGGCAGGGAACATCAAATGGGTGATGTATCCCACACAAAACCCTTCATAAGCCTGCCTTGCGGGTGATGGGCGAATACCTAAAGGGAATCTCTGCCCCACATTAAAGGAGGAAACAATGGGCAAATGTGAAAATTGCGGTAAGCCAACCGATGGAACATGGTCAGAGGGTGGAGTAAAGTGGGCATTGTGTGACGAGTGCTTTAACCGTCTCTTTCCCACATTATTAGATGATGGGAAACGAAATGATAACCAATAAATACAGATTGCCCATAATCGGGCATTGCCCCTACTGCAATCTCCCCGTCAGGTGGAATGAGGACGAGGACAGGGCCATTTGGCAGTGCGACTGCGATATGGGGCCAAGGGAGGACGAGGATGAAAATACATATCCTGGAATACACGAATAGGGTAGGGGCTCCGGTGTGTTTGGAGACCGACAGCAAGAAACAAATCAAAAGGCAAGTTAAATGGTTAGAGAAGAAGGGTATTCCGTATACCCTGAAGCCTATCAGTGAGAAGTCATAATGCCTACCATAAAATATAAAGATAAAAACGGTAATCGTGTCCAGGGAGCCACAACCATTAAAAGCCAGAATGTGGGCTGGGGCAAAGGTGCACTCATGTATTGGGCTAATAAACAGGGATTGGATGGTAAAACCCTCCAGGAGTCCTATGACACAGCCACAATCCCCGGAACCATTGCCCATTACCTGATTGAGTGCTTTCTGAAAGAAGAAGAACCGAAATATGAAAGCAACTGGTCTGAAAGTGATATTAAAAAGGCTGAAGCAGCTTATAATAATTTCACAGAATGGGCCAAGCAATTCAAATTTAAACCTTTGAAGGTTGAACCTAACTGGGTCAGCGATCTCTATGGTTATGGCGGCACTCCGGATGTCATTGCTGAAGTCCTCGGTAAGATTTGCATTGTTGACTGGAAAACAGGCAGAATCTACGAGGATATATTTTTACAATTAGCCGCTTATGAGCAATTAGCAACAGAACATGGATATGACATTAAAGGTTTTCATGTTCTGAGGATTCCCCGTAATGAGGATATACCATCTTTCCATCATAGTTTTTGGGAGTCATTGCCGAAGGAAGCATGGGAGGCTTTTGGATGTGCATTAAGTTTGTCCTTTTATGAAAAAATTCTCAAGAAACTTTTATGAAATATAACAGCAAAATATTTGAACAGGGCATCAGGGCAGCCATTGCCAAGGATGGGCGATTTGTGTGTTCCTCTGCCATCATCAAGGCGGTTTATACTCGCAGGGAATTTAGATGGGTTTGTGAACGCAATGGATGGATGGTAAGGCGTAATTTTTTAGGAACATTGATGGAAATAACAGGAGGGAAAAATGGAAAAGTCAGATGAGAATATTCTAATAAGTCCACAAATATTCCAACTCATTCCCAAAATAATGGGGGAGATAGATTTCATTGCCAAGGACAGAAAAAATGTTCAGCAGGGGTTTCAGTTCCGTGGCATTGATGATGTGTATAATACCCTTCATTCCCTGTTGGCAAAACATGGGGTGTTTACCGTGCCGGAAGTTCTCAGCGAAGTGCACGAAGAACGCAAAACGCAAAAGGGCGGTGTGCTGATATATCGGATATTAAAGATGAAGTACACCTTTTTTGCCCCTGACGGAAGCCACATTGAATGTATCGTTATCGGTGAGGGGATGGACAGTGGAGACAAGGCATCCAACAAGGCAATGGCGGTTGCCCACAAATACGCTTTTCTCCAGGTGTTCGCTATTCCCACGGCAGAGGAGAAAGACCCCGATGCTGAATCCCATAAGGTTATGCATAAAGAAAAGGATAGGGTAACCCCTGCCCAAAAAGAGAAGTCCTTTCCAAGTGCCGATTCGGGGCCTTCAGAGCCGAATTATGAGGGTAGCCCACCTGCCATGACGGATAAGCAGAGGAAGTATTTATTCGTCCTCACCCAGAAGGCAAAGCTCACCAAGGAAGAGACCAAAGAGTTCTTCGACTGGCATCTCAAGGGGGGAGATAAAACTGTAGCCTGGGCATCGGAGTTCATTGACAGTTTCGTGGACATCCTTGCCGAATGGTTCGCCACCAAGATGGATGAAGAAAACTGGAACGGCCTAAACAACGTCTACCGGCTGGAGGCACTGGACCTGGAGGATGAAGTCACCCATCAGTTCATTGCCGATTGCCTGATAGAAATCAGAAAGGGGATGTAAGATGAGGTCAATGAATATCAGTGCATTTTTGAATGAGGGGGATGCCCTCAAGGTAGATGTCACAAAACTCCAGAGTGAGGGGGGTACGGACCTTGGACTGTGTGTTAGCTTTTATAGCACTAATCCCCACATGCCGGAGTTGAAACTGTTCACGGACGAAACAGGGCTTATCAAACTAAAGAATAATCTGCTTCAGGCATTTGAGGCGTACAGGCGGTGATGGTGCAGGGGCAGCATAGCAGGCTTCCAGCTTGCAGACTCAGGTTCGAATCCTGGTCACCGCTTTGGACAAATCAGGGAGGAAATTATAATGTATGAATTTAAAGTCAGGAGAAACTCAACATATATGGAATTGATTATTACTGCGGATAACATTAATGCAACGAGTGGGCTTTTAGATGAGAAGGAATCAATTAGTTTAGCGAAAGAATTAATCTATGCGGCTGAACAATTATTGCCTGCAGGAACAGGAGCTATTGAAAGACGTCTTTGTGAGGCAAGGGAAGAATTATAAAGTCTTGATGAGCTGGTGGGGAGGGGATGAAATGACTGCAATACCACATCCTAAACCATGCCCTAAATGCGACATGGAGGATATTGAGGTATTTGAAATTGACGGTTGGCAGCCTTATTGGAGAGCTGTTTGCATCCATTGTGGTTATGAAGGGGCATCTCAGCCTTCGATTAGGGAGGCCGTGGATTTCTGGAATAGGGAGGAATAATGAAATTCTACGTAATCAAAGAGATTGGCGAATTGAGAGCAAGGGATATTATCCTGCACCCGCATGTGGCAAGGGTGAATGTGCAGGCGGAGGATATGTTCGTTGAAGAATATGACCCGCCAATAACAAATATTCTGGATTTTAGGCAAGCCACGAAGGAGGACTTTGATGAATAGTTACTGTTACGGAGATTTATTTGTGTATGATAGTCGATATTTTATTAGGTGTTTTCTGGATAGTACAATTATTGAATCAAAAAGAGAACCCTCAACGTGTCCTAATTGTGGTAGACCCCTTCGGATAAGTGGGGATTGCATGTTCTACAAACCAAAAGTGCGGGAAGTTACCCAAGCCTACCATCCCAAATTTGATATATGGGTAAATTTATTGGTGGGTAAAGAAGAGGGAGGTGATAACCGTGGTGATAGCACATTATTGTGAACATAAGCATAAGTGTAAGTGGCAGGGCTTTCACTTTCATCAGGGACTCGCATGGGGCGAGATACCCAAAGCAGGCAGTTGGCTCGAATGGCATGAAAGGGAGTGCGGGGGTAGACTGATACCAATTTATGAAGGAGGTGATAACCGTGAATGATAAGGAAGAAATTATAGCCTACCGCTCGCTACTGAACATGGTTTTGCTGTGGCGCAACATGGACGGTGACGGGATTACGGACCCACTTCGGGCTGATATTAAGCAGACACTGGACCATTTTAAGAGACAGGATATGAGGGGAGGTGATAACCGTGCCGAGGGAGAGAATCGTCAACAACAAGTGGGTGAAAAATCCTTTTCCTGATTATGAGTAAATTAGCCGGGGGAGTGTAAGGGGTAATCTGCGGTACAGGCCGTTATCCTGACCATTCCTAATCTTGTTGAGCAACGGCCGTTGTGACGCAAGGTAGAAGCCTGATGGACTCGCAATCCTGAAGGTGAGAAAGTTGGGAATTGACCCACCCCGGCTAACAAATATAAATCGAGGTGGCATAGACGGGGCTGTGAGGGGAGATGCCTTAATTGTGGGGGGAGCCTCGATTATCTTTTGCCCAGTTCCACATCAACCACAATCTGCGCGCGCGCGGACTCATCAGGGCCAAGAAAACGGTCGTCAGATACCTCAACAAACAGCGTCACAGTTAGCCGCCCCTTAACGGGCTGGAGATAGGTCAGGCGGCTTACAAGGTCATTATAAACCACCTGGCCCATCTCTCCGGCCGCTTTCACGCTCAACGGTTTGGGTTTTTCCTTGTCGGGTAATTCCTCACTATGCCCCATCCCCGTTTCTTCATCCCATACCTCTGGCATTATTCAGGGGCCTCTGGGATAAGGTTTTTCGATATCATTACATCCCGTAAGCCCTGCAATTCTTCAACACTCATGGCCCTAATGATTTCAAGGGCAGGTGCGCCAGGGGAGGTAAACTGCATCTCTACCTGAACACGAATGCCCTCGGCTTGTTCTTTTCCGAAACCACCTGTCAGGCTAATGATGCTCCACTGTAGCCCCCCTGACACACCGGCCTGTGTCTCCACTGCCAGGGTTGCGTCTATGGCTTGCTTGGTGTTGTCAAGAAGCATCGGCCAGGGCAAAGTCGCCACATCCAGGTTGCCCTCTTTTGCAATGATGAGGCTGTCAATATAACTCCGAAATTCCTCCGTCCTCACCCTTCCAACGCCCTCCCTCAGTCCCAACATCACACTCAGGGTGACATCGGCTATCACGGTTTTTACTGGTTGGTCTAATAGTGCCATTACTTTTTATCCTCCTCTCCGTTATTTGGTTGATTGCCATTTCCGTTCTTTACCTTACCGCGCGCTAATGAACCTATCGCCACAATACAGGCTGTCAGCACCTCTTTTGCCTCTATTTCGAGTACCAAAACCGCAGCCACGGCCACCCCCACAAGGCCGAGGATGGCAAGGTCACGGTCGTCAAAGTCGATGTATTTCATGGGTTTCTCCTAATTTGGATGGACAGCCTTTCAATGGCTTTCATAATCTCCATCTGCTCTTTACGCATCTCTTTTACGTCACCTTTGATTTCCTTAACATTATCTCCTATATTCCGGCAATTTATCTCATTTGTCTTGACTTGCTTTTCCAAATCCATCCGGTCTTTCTTGGAATCAGCCCATCCCAGCACCAGAGCAAACGTAATCGGCAACAGGACCGCTACTGATATTCTCCACAGCCAACTTTTTGGAACATTCCCCTCTATCCTTTTGATCAACTTAGCATGGCACTTTGGATCTGGACATTCAGTCATCTTCAGTCTCCTTTTCAGTTAGCCATGAAACTCCGATAAACAATGAACAGTATCGCCATAATAGCCGTCAGTGCCCACAGTCGCCCGCTCATCTCCGCTTTTAGATATTCAACTCCCTGTACCCGTGACTCCATAATCCTGAACTGCTCGTTGCTTTTCTCCGCATATTCAGTCATCTTGTCCTGTACGACTTTCATCTTGTCCTCAAACTCTGTCCTGCTTATCTGCTGGTCAAGCTGTTTTCTCAGTTCGTTCATGCCCTCCAGCCTTGCTTCCAGCGTCTCCCGTGCGAGTGACAACGCCTTCTCGCTCGCTTCTAACTTCAGGCACATCTTCTGTTCAAGTGATTTCAATCTCTCAGCCAAAATCTCAGTCGTCAGGTTTTCGGTCATATTCAGTGTCCAGCATCACACAGGTTTCTATTTTCCGCAGATAAACCGCCATCAGCGCAGCGTCCTGGTCGTCTATCTTGTCATCCTTGCGCCATTGTCTTATAAGCCCCCAGATGCAGGAGGTCGCCCCTCGGATGCTTTCTCTTTTATCATCACAGATGGCAGCCATAATTTTTTAGGCGTTATAGTGTAAAGCTATCCCCTTTACTTCGCTGTCCTCACCGCCGGCAGATGATTTTTGTCGCAATTCAATGGTCCCCCATCCGGTGACGAGGGTTGATATATCGGTTGATCCGCTTTTAAATGTTGATACGGCCCCGACAGTGCTCTGCTCTGCCGTAGTCACCACATTGCTGTCAGTATCCGTAATCCGTAATTGAGCATAAGCGGTATTTGATGCGCTATGATTCAGCCAAAAACCCCACCCCAATTCATCAGGGTTTGATGGGATATAAACAGGCCAAAATGCTGAAGTAGCATAGGTTATCCCGGTCACAGAATAAGTGGTTGCATTATCCTGAGATAGGATTATATTCCGTCCCCTGGGGGCCTCTACCGGAGCAGAGTTAATATCGTCATGTGTATGCCCCTCAGCATTGGTCAGCACATCATAGAACACCATAAACGTGTCATCCACGGCCACGCCATCCGCCTCAAGGTCATCCCCTGTGCAAACCAATGTAGTCCCCGTGGTGTCATCAATGGTATACAGATTGCCTATTGCAGAACCGGAGGTAATAAGCAGGGTCCGGCCGTTATGTTCGTCGGTGTCCCAACTTTGAGCCCCATCAGTCAATGTTGCTGTGGAAATCCCCGTCACGGTCCCACTATCACCTGTGTAATGAGTCAAAATCAACAGACACTCTATGTTTTCCCTGATTTGACTCATCAACTCCTCACTACCCGGGGAGTCCGCATCCGTCTCGGTTGTCTGGATTGCTCTTAAATTGCTTAACGTAAACCATGCCATATCAATCCCTCTATGCTACTAAATAATGAGCATCGTCGTTATCTGTGCCTAACTTGTCGCTGCCATCGGATAGATACCAGTAAAGCTGTTGGGCTGTTATCGCACCGTCATAATTGGTAAAATTTACAATCCATCCAGCCGCAGGCGTTGAGCCTATAGAATCACACGTTATGGTTGTGCCGGTAATATCCGTGATAGTCAAATTAGACGCCTTCAACCGCCCTTTATCGTCTCTGACTTCGATTTCCCAACCTTCTTCAAATTTTGCAGCATCCGCACTGGATACATCAAATTCCGTTGCGCTGGCCCCGGAGGTCACCGTCATGCTGGGGGAGATTACACAATACTGCTCCTGGTCAAATCCTGTAGCTAAAAACTCGAAATTAGCTTTACCGTTTTTCCAATCAATCGCCCGGCTGATAATCTCCATCCGCTTTGATGTAATGCCCCGTGTTCCAGCCTCCACATCAGGCAATAAAGCATGAGTCAACGGCACAATATCCCCAGCCTCGGATAGCCATCTTGAAAAAAATGTCTGACAGGTTATTTTAGGGGGTGGGGTTGCAAATCGACCAAAAACCGTCCTCTGTCTTTTTTCGGATATATCTACCCCTCCGTTTGCCGTAGTTATGCCCTTGGATTTTATCACTAATGCCTTTTTACCTGGTCCCCGGTTATTCACAGAGGTTGTATCCGTGTAAAAATCCTGTGTGTCGTATTCATCGTCATCCGTATCATAGTCATAATGAAACTCAAGCTCATTGATAGTTGCGTCCAGATTCATGTCATATTTGGGCAAATCAATGATGTTGTCGTTATCGAATGTCTGAACACCGTCCAAAGCTGCAAGGGGAGGGCGAAACCGTTTTAAACTGAATCTCCCCTGACCATCAATAACCGGATAAAGATTAAGCACCTTGTAAAACTCTCTTTCCAGAAAGTCCTTCGCCTTTATGCGTTCATCGATAACCATCTCAAATCGCCACGACGGGCCTGGAAACCAACTATCCCGCAACGCCTCAAGAGCCGTTATATTGACAAAATCGTCATCTATTCCGAGGCCATTAGCCGCAGCATACACATCATAATCCCCATTTGTTCCGGCACCCGTTGACGTTAAAATCCAGAGTATTATATTAATAGGATTGCCCTGTATCGTCACAGGAACATCCTCTGAATCCCTGAATATTTTTCTCTGCATCCACTTTTGAGGGTCCGTGATGTCAAACTCCCATGTCACAAGGTCCGGTCCCATTTGCAGTCCCGTCACCCACCCTGTGAAAATAGTCAGCATATCAGATTCATCCAAACCTAAATACCCTGCCTTGATGGTCGTCTTTTTTCGATGGAAATAATAGGTGTCCGTTGCCAGCAATGCCGTGATCTCGTCATCATAATCAAGGATGGTTGCCTTTATACCCCCGATGCTTGCCCTACCCTCTTCAGGGGCCACCTTGCTCTGTAACCCACTGATGGATACTAAATGATCCTTACATGTATTATCAGGACTGCCCGGAGTATAATTGACATAATCAGTTGACTCCCCATCGAAATGGATTAAATACATCGGAGTCTTATAATCAAGATTATGCTTTGCGTCAAAATTGGCATTGGTTGATAACATTAATAGCTCGCTAAATACTCGTAAAACTGAAACTGATAACGATATATATCACCCTCTTTTACCGGGTTATATTCCTCATTTATGCACCAGAGATGATAAAATGATAGGGAGTTTTTTATATGGTCCCCGCTTGCATATGAATGAATAAGATTATCAACAGCCGTGACGCTTACATTTAGGTCAATACTGGCCACCTCTATAATCTCAAATTCTCCCCCGCCGCCATCCTCAAACAGAAAAAGCTTATCCCCAACAGTTGATCCTAATGTGGACGTAACAGGAATGACCTTCTGGCCGGAATTAGCCGCCCCGTCCAAGGCTGAGTAAAAAGCTGCATCCTTATCGAAATGAAATGTTGTATCCTCAGTATTACGTCTGATTTTACTCCACCATGCGAAACATTGGTCATATGTGGCTTGTGATAAAATAGCATCAAAAGTCACGTCTAATTGACATCTCAAATTAACATATTCCGGTTTTCCGCTCGATGCCGTATTGGTTTTTCTGATTTGTTTCACACTCACCTGGATGCTTTTTTTATCCACACTGGGGTAAAGTTTTATGCTTGGAGATGCTATTGCTATTTGAGGACTGCCCATTTTATATCAACCTTTCTGCATAACCAGCTTCTGTGGCCACAATCCGCACACTTCCCGCCTCAACCGCCTCACTGATTTTTTCAGCCAATCGCTCAATATAGGCGTCATCTGCGAGCACATCCCCCATGAGGTATATGTTGGTCCTGCCTCCGGTTTCCCCGGTCACAGGAACCGCCTCTGAGGAAACTGCAGGGACTGTGACACCACTTGCGGCGCCTGTTGAGATTGTCCCGCCTCCACCACCTCTTATTTGGCCTATTGCTGTTCCCATAATGGCCGCCACATTAGATAATCCCATTGCAAGTGTAGCCGTATATAAGGCAAAATTTGGGGCTGGGGGATAGGCAAGAGCTTGATTTGCCGCCGAAAAAGCCGCCACGGTTGCCTTTGCTGCTTCTGTTGCCTTTGCAAGGGCAAAAATTGTTTTACTTTTCCGTCCGCTCACCCCTTCCCATGCGGCCAATATATTTATCCCCATCTGTAGCCAATTCTGTTGAGCTTGCACCCGTGTTCGATACATCCCCACTTCAAGATCTGCTAACTCCTGTTGATGCCTTGTTTGTATGTCATAATCCGCCCCGGCATACCAGTTGATCATTTCCAGTTTCTTATCAAGATGCTCCTGAAGGCGTTCTTCTTGCCCGGAAAAGAAATCCGGAGGGAATGTAAGCATACCAAAACCATAGGTCTGTTCTTCTTCTGCTTCACCCCCTCCGCCAATCTGTGTCGGAGCAGGGGCAGGGACACCGCCCATTTGACCCCCAGCCGTCCCCATAGCCCGTGCCATAGCATCCTGATCGGTGCCGGAGATTAGATAACCCCCTTCGGGAGGTCCACCTAAAATGCTATCCCGAATTTTAGCGAAATTCCTGAGACGATTTTCAGCAAAAATTAATTGGTCATCAAGGGCTCGTAAAATACTATCATCAACAAGTAAACCTGATCCGGCTAATCTGCTCTGTGTGGCTCTCTGTTGTTCAATCTGCTCTTTTATTCTTGCTATCTCCCCCTTGTAAAAATCAATCTTCTTTTCAACCATTTCCAATTCATCGGCTGAATACCCCATCGCCCTGGCAGCGGCTATTCCAAGACCCTTACCAACCACATCAAAAAACTTGGCCACATATCCCGCGGCCTTCAGTGCCGCCAGACCAACATTGACAATATCCCCCGCATAGGCTTGAATATCTCCCCTTTTTTGTGTCATCAATGTAGCGAGGTCTTCTATTTTTGGGGCAAGCTCCCCGATTGCATTTGTTACACTGACTCCGATTACATCTTTCAATTTCTTGAGAGCATCATTGGCAGCCTCACTGGACCGGACAACATCCTCCCCCACGATAATGCCTAAATCACGGGCTTCCTGCCGCATCCCCTCTAATCCTTCAGCCCCGTCTTTGACCACATTAACCAGCTTAACTCCAGCCCTCGAAAAGGCTGACGATGCAAAGGCGGCTTTATCCGTTGCGTTCGTCATTTCACCCATTCGGTTGAAAACGAGACCGAGGGCTTCCTCAGTTGACTTTGTGGATTTTAAGGCATTTAAAAGATTTTCATCATATTTGCTAAGATAAGTATTTAGGGCGCCGGTCCCTTGTCTAAGTTCACCAATCCGTTTGGCAAATGCCTGAAAAGATGAGTCTAAAAGAGATGTGTCAACCCCGCTAAGTTCAGCCGCATGACGATATTCTTGAAGAGCATCAGTGCTTATCCCGATAACATCAGATGCTTTTCCGATAGCATCGGCCATTTCAAGGGATGATTCAATAACCCTTTTTATTCCGTATAGGCCAACGCCCACACCAAATGCGCCGAGGATCCCCGTAAACTTTTGAGCGAATCCACTGGCCCGCTTCCATTGATCCCCAATTTGATTAGTATATCGCTTATTAATCAGTGAAGCATTTCTCATGGTCCTTTCAAATTGAGAAGTGGTCCCCTCTACATCTATTCGTGATTTATACGCCATTATCGTTTCACCGCCGGCATTCTGCCCCAGAACTGTTTATCCCGTTCCTGTTTTTTAGATGCTTTCTCTATGGCCTTATCCTGATAATAGTTTTTCATGATGAGATAGTAATTGAGGATCATCTTGTCAGTCCTCGTCAGGTTTTTCGGTTGGATCTTGAATTCATCAAACAGTTGAACATCAGCATAAAGTGGAGTGATTTTTGATCCCTTTTGTTTCCTTTTAATCTCGGCCAGGATTTTATCGGTCAACCCTAACCGTTCCCGGATAAAAAATCAGTGCGTTCCTGATTGTACCTTGTCAAGTCACCAATAGCCTTTATAAATGCGTCTATCTGATGCCCCGTAATACCCATCCTGATAAGGGCGTCACGTTTCTGATTGTAATCAGTCAGGTTATGCCCATTGTCCTTAATGTCCACATCCAGGCTGGCTACAATTACCCGGTAATTAAAATCACGGTTATGCTTGTCAAGGGCCATAACGTAATTTTCATCCGTATAATCGAACATCTGGATATTCTCATCTTTTTCAAGGCCGAGCATTTTTCCATGCTCACTGTCTTTTTCAACCAGCTTTGTAATCACCGGGGGCCTTGGTGCTTCCATTGACAACGCTTCAACCAGATCCTCAATACCAGCCGTCTTGATAGGGATCTTGAGTATCTTCTCCTTGCCCTGCTGTGTCGTTTTTATGCGGGCATATCCCGTAGACACAAAGCACCTTGAATCCGCTATTAACTCACTGACAAGAATCTCATCCATATTCTATGCCTCTACAGATGTTCCAGCTGTAAATGCGGTAAGCCTTGTAATGGTCCCATAACACATCCCGGTCAAGGATAGTGTAATGCCATCCTCGGCTTCAGCGATGGTTTGTTGGTCTAAAGGAAAAAAACATTCCGCATACTTAAAGCCAAGGTCTGTCCCACCCGTTTCAATGAGATATTCCACGTTAAATGTCAGTTTGTTGGAGTCCGCAAAGGCAGGGTTATTTGTTGCCCCATCCCTCTGGGTGTCGGCTTTTGTGCTGGTCACAGTGTTGGAATTAACCGTAGTCGTTCCACCATCCTGCCCCGCCTTGAGCCAATCAAGGATATATATCGTTTGATTGTCATCTCTCAGGAAACAAGAAAACGTGACATTAATGGCAGCCATCAAAGGCTCGTCACTGCCCTCAATGTAATGAGCATTGGCGTTCATGTTGCCCCGGTCTAATACCAGAATTTCCTCTGTCAATGGTTGCCCGATAGGTCCGCTCAAGTCCCCTATATCAAGGTCCATCTCAAGATAATATGGAGTCCCGGTCCCATCATACAGCCTTATTTTTGCATCTCTCTGCGTTTTTTTAGCCATTTTAAAAATCCTCCGTTAAATATTAATAACGATTTCCAAACCCGTATATTTTGTCAATCACGCCATACACCCCTCCCCGGCATGACAGGATAATGCCATCCTCTGACTCTGCAATAGACTGATCTGATTTAGGGAAAAAAACTTCATAATAAGCCATCCCGAAGCTGTATGTAGACCCTGACCACAAAACTTGAACATTAACACACTTTTTATTAGCATCAACAAAAGCTGGATTTGCATTGCTTCCGTTGTTTTTTGTGTCCCCCTTAGTTGATGTTCCAGTACTCGTCCATATACCCAAATTAGGATTTTCGCATTCTAAAGCTTGAAATATAGCATCATTATTGTATGTATCATCTATTAAACAAGAGAAAGAAATCTCAAATATATCCATGATCTGATTATCTGATCCCTCAATGTAATGTGCATAACTATCCATACCCCCCCGATTCATGATTAGTAGTTCCTCTGTCAATCCTCGCCCCAGCGGTCCGCTAAAGTCCATTTGAATAAAAGGGATTGAAATATATTTTGTGTCCATAGCTGACATTAGGTCTATATCTGGCAATGTGCTCGGCAATGATGTCGGTCGTATTCTTACATAATACATGCTGCTCTGAAGGTTTGCATTGAATGAATTTGCTCCAGTTGACCAATCTCTCGGTATGTCAAATGTTATATACCCATCTTGCTCAAAACAGTTTGTCCCGTTATTAGTATTGTCAGTAATGTTGGCAACAGAAGTATTGAAATCAGTACCATCATAATAAGTAATGGTAATATCGCCTCCACCAGCTGCATGATCACCGGCGTCAAGTTTTGCATATTCTATAGCAGCAAACTTGCTGGGACTGCCAATATAAAGATAATCATCTGTATCGAAACAGTCATTGACTGAGGTATCATTGTCTGATTCTAAAGACCCAGTAACATTACTATAAGATGGCCCACTATCATCATAATATCGCATATCAACGCCAAGAGAATAAGGTGATGCTGCATGAAGATGCCATGTGCTATCATATATTCTCAACTCTCCGTCTTTTCCTGTTAGTTTCATATTGCTAACCTCGGATTTTCTTTTGAAAAAAACTTTTGGAAAAATCGCCTTTCAATGTACTTCGGAATCTTGTTTTTCTCTTTTTTGAATATTGTGCTGATTATCGGCCTCGCTGGGATGCTCACAGAGGTTGTCCCCTTTTTAAGAGGATAACCCATAGCCGCAAACCGCCGCCTCATCCGTTCCGTCACCCTTCGCTTTTTCCCTAACTCGTGATATTTTAACAACATGTGAGGTGACATGCCAAAGGACCGTTTAAATGATTCTCTGCGCCCCTTCGCTGTCAGAGTATATTTCTGTCCGGTTGCCAATCGCCTTGTTTTGCTCATCATTTTAGATGGAAAAAAACCAAATGATACTTTCTGCCCCTTTTGACCCTGAACATATTTGTATCTGATAAACCGGCCCAAGAAATAAAGAGGGGTTGTCTTACCCCCAGCCCTCATTTTCTGCTCTCTGGTAATTGGGGACAATGGAGGCCAACCCTCCCCACCCTTTTCAATAAATTCCCGCATCTGTTTTCGGTAATGCCCCCCAGTCATTTTCAGGGCTTCACTCATGGCCCACCGGCTTCTCCTGGGGGATGTCTTAAAAAACTTTTGAACCTGTTTGTCATCTATCTTGACAGAAAACATTATTCACCCTCAACCCGCTCCAGTTCAATTTCCCAGTAATACAGGTTCCCAGTAATGACCCTTGTATATTGCCATGTTTCAGCTTCCCCATTTGGATTATTAAAAGCATATGCGTCCCCGTGCTTTGGGGTAGGCACATCATCCGTTGATACAATGACCGTGCATACTCCAAAATCCGGCCCCCTGACATATACTTCTTGATTCTGCTGCCGGTTTACAATGCCATAAATAGTCGCCGCATCCTCACCATCTGCTGTATAGGTGATCTCCTCGGCCTGTTCATCCGAGTCAAGGATAAAACCCTCCGATCCTAAATCTTCTGATAACCACTCATGCGTCATGAATCACCTAATAAAATATCGGTTGTTTTCGCCTTTCTGTTTCAAAAATTCGCCACATGTTTTGACTGACTCCCGATGCTATATACTCATACGCTCCTATACTTGGTGGGGCGGTTACTGCATTGCCTGCAAGATCAAGTGTGTAGCCATAATCCGTCCCTTGCAAATCCGCCGTCAGAGTAAAATCCCCGCCTGACTCATCGGTGAAACTGATAGTTTTGCTGAACGATGTCGCCCCCGTATCCGTATAAGTCCCTGAACCGCCTGCCGCTGCATCATCAAAAGCATTGGTCGTCCCTGTTACCGTTGCCCCCGAATCGACCCATATATCATTTATCTCACCCTTTGAAAGCACATTGGTCAGGGTACAGTCAGTATAAGCCCTGATGCCATACTTTGCCCTTGCGACGGTGCAGTTTGTCAGAACCGTTCCTGAGGCCGTGGAGGTAATCTCAATACCGTTTTTACTGTTCTCAGCATCGTAAACGGAATAAGATATTTTCGTGTTTGCCCCTGTGATTTGAAGAACTGGATTGAAAGTGGCAGTTCCAAGAGCAAAAATAGGCCACTTCATAGTTGACGTGGGAGTGAAGTTAATAACAAAATTATCTTCCGTTATGCTTGTTTCCGCACCACTAATTTTTAGTGTTGAGGCGTTATAGGTGCTATAAGTAGCATACATAGATGCAGCGGTAGCCCATTTCTGAAATTGGCCTACCCTTACCCTACCACCTTCTTTACCATTGTCCTGGATTGTGAATGCCCCTACTTGCTGTGTCCCATTAAAAGCACTTATGCCATAAGCAGACTTATCTGACGGCATCGAATTAATTGTACCTGTTTCATTAGGTATCATTAACACAAGGTCTGTTGAGACCCCCGTTGGAGTATATGTTGTACTCTCAGCACTGGCAGGAGTCGTAATAAATCCAGCATATGCTCCGATGTAATCTCCCCCAAAAGCTAAATATCCTACGTCAACACTGCCCGTATCATTCCCAACAGCGCGAACAGTGAACCCGTCACTGTCTATACTATCGACCGTCACAGTATAATCAAGATCCGATGTGTTATCGACAAAAAATGATAAAACACTGTCATTTCTCGCCATAGTTTTAAGGGCTTGCCCGTTTCTGTTATCCTGACTGCAAATACTTCCATTTACCGTGTCGCCGGTATTTTCAATAAATCCAATACTGAAATGAAGATGTCTGCTACCTCCATTCGCTGTCAACTTCACGGATGACAGGATAACGCCTTTTGGTTCAAAACCTACCCCTGTGACAGAGACCGCCTGGTCGTCATCTCCAAGGCTAAAGTTTCCTACCTTGAAATCAACATTATCTCCCTTGAGCAATATGCAAGACCCTTGCGCTGTATAGGAAAGGGGTGTTCCGACATTTATTACCGCACCATTAGTTGTCCAAGAACCAAAGGTCGCTGTATAATCAACAGCACAAGACCCATCTCCTATGGTTGCCAAAGAAGCAATACAGTCTGAATCCTGCCGTTTGCAATTATTGGTAATTGTGCCGTCATCATCAAATTCTGCCTGGAACGAATTAGACCATGAGTTTGTCCCATCCGTAAACCCAAATGACATCACGGAATCAGTAACAGGCATTGAATCACTAAAGACCGTACCCGCCTGAAAAAATATAGCGGCCTCCGGCGTTCCAAATCCTGCGGAAGTAATTGTGATAGGGTTCGAACTGCCTGATGTTATCGTGTAAGCCACAATAGCGGAAGAAATTTCCGTACCATTAGTGATTGCGGGAAGAAGGGAAAGAAAAACTATCGCTATGTATATGAATATTTTCTTCATTATTGCCCTATCCTCCCATCGGCGTATTTGAAGTCATCAAAATACATGGTTCCTGCTCCATCGGAAT